CAGGGACTATGCTCTTGAGTTAGCGGATATCGTCTTGAAGATCCCTCGATGGCAGTTAGTGTTGGGAACTGTCTTATGTCAATTCGAGAGTGGCAACCTTCAGGCACCCTCGATTGACCCTGGTTGGAGACAGATTGAGGTTGCAGTTGGGACCTCAACCTGTGGACAGTGTAAGAAGACCTTTGTCCCAAAGAGGTTTGGTCAGCTTTACTGCTCCCCTGAATGTGGCAACCTTGCAAGGAAGGCTGAGATTGATCGCATCAATAAGGGGAAAGCTGAGGAGCTTAAGTTTAGGAAGAAGGTTGAGGCAGCTGAGATGGGAGGGGTTGCAGCGTGATTACTCTCACCCTTCTTCTCTCAATCTATGCCTCAATCATCTCAACCATCTTACTTGCTCGGTGGGTGAGACTGCTAATTCTAAAAAGAAATGCCAGGAGGCAGATTGAAAAAGATAATCTTTCTCCTGAGAAGCAAGAGTTTATTGGTAAGCACCCTCCAATCTATACAGAGCAAGTAATTAAGGCAATGCAGGAGGAAATGGAAGGTGTGGTAGTAAGGGGATTTGAGGCTGAGTTAGATAGAATGGAGAGTGAGGAGGTTGAGGAGAGTGTTGAGGAAAGGGAATATCGAGAAGAGGTAATGATCAACCTTAAAAGAGGAGCTCGGAGGTGAGATATGGCGGTCAGTAATTTAATCCTAACAGCATTAGCAACTAATTTGTTTCAAGATACAATCAACGCAAATGCAGCTGTGGCAATTAAAGGTTCGGCTGGGACCCTCTATGTCATCCATGTTGATAACTCAGCGAATGCTGCAGCAGCCAGCTTTATCAAACTGTTTGACTCAGCTGCAGCAGTTACAGTTGGGACAACGGTGCCGGATTGGGTCATCAAAGTCCCTGGTGCGTTCGTTGGGAATGTGTTGATTGCAACAAGTGGGATTGCTTTTGCAAGTGGGTTGCAGGTGGCAACGGTGACAGTTGGTGGGACAGCTGGGGTGGTTAGCCCAGTTGGAGCGGTGATCGTAAGGGTGGTTTATACGTGAGAGGAAATAATGGCACTATCCGAAGCTGAAGTTAAATTAAATAAATATCTTGACTCCCTTTACACCGAGGGTTCGGCTCATAGAGCAACTGCCAGCAAAACCTGGGACAATGCGATCAAGGTCATCCGAGGTAACACCTGGCCAGATCGTCGCCCTAAGTATAAGGTGAATGCAGTGATGAATTTCCTCTCTCAGATTGTAGAGAGGAAAGCAGCTTTACTTACGGATAGTAGACCAACGATTTCTATAACATCACGGAAGGCTAAGGATGATCCCCTTTGTGACCTCCTTCAAAAGACGATTGAGGGAATCTTAGAAGAGAAGTCGTTTGAGCAAAAGATCACTGAATTTGTGATGTTGGAGGAATACTTTGGATTCGCCCTCTTCAATACGTGCTTCGATCAAAACTTAGATTATGGAAAGGGAGATATTGATCTGGTTGTCATCGATCCTCGTTGCTTCATCTTCGACCCCTTTGTCACGAGAAGTTGGAACCTCCAACATGGAGAGTATTGTTGTTTGGAGACGGTGAGACCAACAGAGCTTCTCTGTGAGACATATAAAGAGAGACGAGACGATATCAAAGCTGACATCTCAACTGGAACAACCAGACCTGACTCTCTTGTCCATAAACTCAGACAGCTCTTCCAATTCGATAAAGACTCTCCCAATCAAAAGACCTCAGTCATTCCACGCTCAATTGTGAGAGATTGGTGGGTGAGGGATCGAACAACCAGGAGAGGTGACAGTCTACTCTACCCAAACTGGAGACACATCCTTATTGCTGGAGGTGTCCCTGTTGAGGATGGTACCAACCCCTACATTGACGGCAACCTCCCCTTTGATGGAATGGAATGGGGATTCAATGTTGACTCAGCCTATGGAACTAATGAGATTGATCAACTTGAGAATCCTCAAATCATGTTCAATAAAGTTCTTGCATCCATCCTTGAAAATGCAATCCTGATGGGGAATGGGATTTGGGTTGGGGATCGTGATGCCCTCTCAGAGGAAGCATGGAAGAAGCTGAGTAATGAACCTGGGGGTCATGTAAGGGTGAGACCAGGAAAGACCCTTAGACGAGACACCCCTCCTTCCCTTCCCTCATATATCATGCAAGCTGCTGAGATGATGGTCAATGGGATTGAGAAGCTGTCAGGGATTACGGAGGTGACCGAAGGTCGTAGACCTGGACAGGTGACAAGTGGAGTGGCAATCGAATCTCTTGCAATTATGGCTCAGACTACCATTAGGTTGAAGGCAAGACAGATTGAGGGGTTGATCCAACGCATGGGTCAGAAGTTAATCCCTCGCATCTTTGCTTACTATACCTCAGACAGGGTGTTCAACCTGGTTGGTGAGAAGGGTGGCTTCCAACAATATGTTTATGAGAGGGCTAAGATTAGAAAGGCTATCGAGTCTGATCCACAGAAAAGAGGATTGGGTATATTTCAGGATTATCAATTTAGGGTGGTCCCAGCCTCATCCCTTGCAATGACTAAATGGCAGAAAGGGTTGGTTGCGACGCAGTTATACCAGATGGGAGCAATTGATCAGGAAGCTCTCCTTGAGGCAACAGAGTATGCAGGGAGAGAGCAGATTATGGAGAGGATGGCAGGACAGTCACAATCAATCCCAATGGAGATTATTGCAGCGGCAATCAGAGGCAACCCAGATGAGCAGGGTATTGTGAAAAAGATTATGATGCAGATGCAAAAAGGTGGAGGGAAGAAGGGAGGTGGTGGAGCACCAGAGAAGCTACCCTCAACCTTGCTTCGGGGTAGTCCTCATAAAGAGACGGGTCTTCAATTACCACAAGTTGGAAAGTGAGGTTTTAGGTGATAAATGACAATCAATATGTTTCCTTCAAATGGTTGCTTGGTCAAACCCTTGTCCTGATTGGGACAATCATCACTGCAGTAGCTTTGGTCTCAGGTTCCATCTCCAAATCACTTGATTTAAAGGTGGATAAAACAATTTATGCTGCCAGTGAAAGGGCTTTGGAGCTTAAAGTTGATAAGAGTGTTTTTGATCTTCAAACCAGAATCCTCTGTTCTGATGTTGAGGAGATAAAGAAGGGAGTCAAAGAACTTACTGTTCTCTTTCGAGAGCATGAGAAAGATAGAAAAAAATGAAAGGGGGTGAGAGAAGATGGCAAAAAAAGGTGGGAAGGCTCCAAAGGGTGGAAGAAAGCCTGGTGGGAAGAAGGGGTTGATTCAGTGATCTTAACTGGTGAAAGATGAAACAAAAGGAGGTGTAAGAGATGCCAAAGGATGAAAGAATGCCTCCTCCGATGAGAGGAGCAAGGACCTCCCCTGAGATGCGAGATGACCAACCTGGAGGTGTTTATGGTAAGCTGGGTCAACTCGCAGGTATGGGTGGGGAAGCCGATGCTGGGGGAGAGGAACAGGCAGCCCAGCTTGTGATGTCCGCAGCACAACAACTGATGCAAGCAGCTCAGATCCATCCTCAGATTCAACCGATGGTTGGGCGGGTGTTAGCGGTGTTAAAGAGTGGGGTGGATGAGATTAGTGGTGGTGGTGGTATTGGTGGTGAGGAAGAGGTAGGGATGGGGGGTGAAGGTGAGAGGGGTGAAAAGAAACCCAAAAAGAAGAAAAGGATGAGACCTCCCACAACCGAACCAGAGGGAGATGAAACAGAGATGATGGGTGGTTATTAACCCTAACCCTCCCATCCTTTCACAATCCTCTTTCAAACTTGCATCATGTTGAAAGAGGCTGAGAGGAATAAAGGAGACAAAGATGAAAACAAAGGAAGATTTAATTAGATTGTTTGAAGAAGACCTTGATAATTTAAGGGGAGATTTCTTGACTGTGGATGTACAAAACAATTTATCTGGAAAACTTGATATCTTCGATAAATTATCAATGGCCTACTCACTTCTCTTGCACATTCAGGAGATTGCAACAAAGGAGGTGAGTAAAGATGTTTAACTGGAATCCATTCTCAATGTTCGGAGAGATGCCATTTGGTCTGCGTTTCAAAACTGAACTCGATGATTTGGAATTTGCAACAAAGGAAGACCTTGAAGCAATCAAGGCAGATCCCAGACTCTTAAAACTTCACCAAGCAATGACGGCTGGAGTAACCAAGAAGTTTCAAGGTTCCGCTGCGGAAAAGAAACAACTCTTGGAAACAGTCGAAGCCCTTCAAGCTCAGGTTGCTGAGCTCGATGGGGGACTGCAGGAGTGGGAAAATTGGTTTACCTCAAACCGAGAGGCTCTTTCCAATCTGGGGAGGAGCGACCCAAACCCCGACCCTAATAAGGGGAAAAGGAATAAGGGTAATGAAGGAGATGAAGGGATGTTTGAACAAAGATTTAATAAACTTATCCAAGCAGTCAACCAAGCAGGAGGTCAAATTGATAGGAAGATAGTTCACATGGGAAAGATGCTCACCCTCTCAATGCAGTTGAACGATCTTTACAGAAAGAACCCTCAGATGGATGGGGAGAAGATCCTTGACGCTGCATTAAAAAGTGGGGAGACCGATCTTAATAGAGCATACAACGAGGTCTACCATGATGACATTCTCAACAAACAGGTGGATGAGCGACTCGGGCCAAGAGTGGAGGAAGAGCTTCAAAAAAGACTGACAAAGGTTGAAACTGGCTCAGGAGCGACTCCAATCAAGTTTGAGATTCCCAAAGAGACTCCAAAAACTTGGGGTGATGCAGGGACAGAGTTCTTAGAAGAGAGAATAAAGGAAGCAGCAAAACCGTGAGACCTTTTTTATGTCTTACTAAAGGTGAGCACAAACTTCCTCCTTGTCTCGAAGCAAGATAGTAAGATAAAATAAAACAAGGAGGTATAAACTAATGGCATTAACCTATAATGATTTAGATGCCGCAGTAAGAAAAAAGTTCTTACCTAAGGCTGTGGAACAAATCTTCATTGGGAACGCTATCCTGACCAAACTCCTCGCCAAGAGTCAGATCGTCTTTGACTCTGGGTTGAAGATTGCACAGCCGGTGATCTATGGTAAGCTGGCAGGTGGGTCTTATAAGGGGATGGATACATTTGACATCACCTACAAGCAGACTCAGAGTTTTGCTGAATGGGATTGGAAAAATTATTACGTAAATGTTACGATCCCTGGTGATGACATGGCGAAGGTTGAAGGGGATGAGAAGATCATTGGTCTCCTTCAGAGTAAGATGGAAACAGCAACCCTTACTGCTCACGATGACATTGTGACAATGTTTGTTGGGGATGGTACTGGTAATGGATCGAAGGATTTCGATGGCATCCTTAATGGTGCTGATGATGGAACCCTCTATGATTCGTATGGAGGGATCTCCAGAGCAACCAATGTCTGGTGGAAAGGTTATGTAGATTCAACAGGTGGTGCAACCACTCTTGACCTCATCAACCAGACCATTGGGAAAGCTACGATTGCTCAGAAAAAGCCTGATCTGGCTTTCACCACACAAGCAATCTATGACAAGCTGTGGGCAAGAGTCCAGCCACAGCAAAGGTTCCTTGATTCAAAGAGTAAGCTCGCTGAGGTTGGTTTCACTGGAATCAACTTCAATGGTCATATGGAGATTATTGTTGATGACCATGTTCCAACAGGGTATATGCTTGGGATGAATACAGAGTATTGGAAATTGGTTCTCAATCGTAAACGTAACTTTTTCTGGACTGCTGAGAAGACCCCAGTTGACGCTGATGCTTATGTCAGGCAGATGTTAACAATGGGGAATCTCCTCACAATCCAACCACGATGCAGTTTTATCATCAGTAGTCTTACATAAGATGGAGACTGTCCCAGGGTACTTCTCCTTTCCTACCCTGGCCTCCACCACCTACCCCACCCCTGGGTGGTGAAACAAAAGGGGTGGATAATTTCACCTCCCCTTTCTGAGACAACAGAGAGGTTGAGGTAGACAAAAACCGAAGGAGGTAAGGTAAATGGCAGGTGAATCAGTAAGAACGATGAGAAGTAGATTTGTGATTCCTAAGCAGTCAATCTATGAGGAATCATCAGTAGCACTGCATTCTTTTGGAGATTGCTGTGCTCTCCCAGGTGGGAGAATCTTTACCTACTGCAAGAATGGTGCAGTAGCTTTAACAGATGGTTTGGTTGTTCAAGGTGCGGTTCCTGTCTCAGCCCATCTTAATCGTGCTCTTGCTGCTTCAGCAGTTGTTGGTGCAACAAAGGTATATGTTGGGTTTGGTGCATCGGCAGCAGCTGCAAATTACTATGCAGAGGGGTATCTCCACTTTAATGATGCTATTCCAGAGGGAACCTATTACAAGGTGAAGTCACATCTTGCAATCGCAGGGAACGATAGTGTTTATGTCAATCTCTATGATCCTCTGGTGAAGGCTGCAACAATCACGACAAGTGAGGTTACTCTTACTAAAGCAAAAGAAGATTCAGTACTCGTCCTTCCAAATGCTGCAGTAACTTCAGCGATTGTTGGAGTTCCCATCATTGATGTTACAGCCAGTTATTACTTCTGGGCTCAGACCTATGGCCCCTGTGCAGTGTTAGGTCAGGGAGCATTGGTGGTTGGTCAGAATGTGGGAATTGGTGGAACAGCAGATGGTGCTGTTGGGCCTCTGACTTCATATGTGACAGCAATCATCGGTGAGGTGATGCAGGTCAATGCATCAACTGAGTATTCTCTCATCTTCTTAAAAATCTCAGCTTAAAAAGGAGGGAGAGATGGCAATAACAAGAACATTAATTGCAACAACGGTGATTGGAAATAAGAAGATGAGTATCCTCCGTGTGGTGGATACGTCATACGCAACTGGTGGAATCTCAATGACAGCAGCCCTATGTGCTTTGGATACACTTGAAGTTCTGATTCCGATCCCTGCAGGAACAGTACCAACATGGAGTTGTGTATGGGATTACACCAATAATAAGATTCTTGTCTATACTACAGCAGATGGTGCTGAGGTAGTTGCAGCAGTTAACTTAACAACTGGCCCAATCTATGCAATTGCGATTGGGGTGTGAATAAGAAAATCTAACTAAGGAGGATTAAAACGATGGCATCTACAAGTAGAATAAGTCGAACGATTCCACAAGCAACTGGTGACACCATTGAGGCTTCAAACCGTGGTGCTCGATATGGTGAGCAGTATGTTATGCCCCTCCATAGCCCAAGGCATGCTCTGGCTGATGAGGGATCATACTTTGTTGCAGTTAATGCAACCCCTGGTACTGGGATTGCAGTGACTGGTAGCCTTACAACCTTTACAGATTCAGGGACGACCGTTGGTAACTTATTTATGAAGAATACAGAGTCAAGAACTGCGGCATCCCCAAAACGAGTCTACCTTGATTATATCAAGTTAATCACAGTTGCTGGTGCAGCTACAGCGACCACCTGGATGTATGCAATTGTGATTGATGATAACCCTGTCAGACTTACGTCTGGTGGGACAGCCTTAGCACCTCTCAACCCAAATGGAGATAGTAGTGCAGTCTCTATTGTGACTGGATCATTTGGGGCTTTAGTGATTGCAGCAGCAACGAACAGGAGATTGATTTCGAGGGGAAATTTCAAATCCACGACACCCCTCCCCTATGATGTGTTTGTCCTTGTTTCTGGTGGGGCTCCTGGCTCAGCATATGCAGCTGCTGATAATGTTCCTGGGATTTTTGTTGATGTGTGTCCTCCGATCATTATTGGGCCGCAGCAGAATATGCTCTTGAGTATGTGGGGACTTGCAAGTGCTGAGATTGCTACCTTCGAGCATGAAATTGGTTGGTTTGAAAGATAACATCTAACCTTTATGTATGGCTGGTGGGGGATTCAATGAGTCCTCCACCATTCTTTCGAGGCATCTTTTGGATAAGGTGATCATGATTGGCATCCCTTCGAGTGGGTCGATGAGAGATGGAACAGTTGAATCTATCTTTAATACCCTCAGAGGAGGATTTACTTGCCCAACCATCCTTAAGATCAGGAGTAGTCCCTACATTGAGTATAATCAGATGTGTTTGGTTAAGTTGGCGAGAGAGAATAAAGCAACTCATCTGATGCTTATTGAGACAGATAATGTATTTCCACCCTGGGCAATCGAGCAGTTGGTGGATGACGATCTAATGGTAGTGGGAGCAAGTTATAATTTCAAGACACTCCATCCTCCAGATTCTAAGAAAGAAGGAGTTGCTCCTTTGGTTAAACTATGGAATGAGGATGGCACCCCAAGAAACATTACAATGGAAGAGTTTCCCTCTTCTTTATTTAAAGCATATTCCATTCCTGTTGGCTTTATACTGGTAGATATGAAAGTGTTTGATTTGATCTCTTATCCCTATTTCATGAATGTTTGGGAGGGGGAGGGATTTAAAGGAGGTGATGTTTATTTCTGTGAGAACGTAAGGAAAGCTGGAATTGATGTTTGGTGCGATCCAAATGTCTTGGTGGGGCACGTTGGATCATATACTTACTAATGGAAGGGAGAAAGAATATGAACCTGTTAGATGCAGCCATTACAAAAACTTTTCAAATTCTGTATTATTGTTCCCCCCATACCTGGAATAATGGGTTCACCAGGTGGATGGGCGTTCCCTGTTATCAACTCCCATCAGATTTATGGGTGTTACAAGAGATTATCTTTGAGACTAAACCCACCCTCTTGATTGAGACAGGATCAGCTTATGGTGGAACAGCTCTATTCTATGCGAATATCTTTGATCAAATTGGTAAGGGTGAAGTTATCTCGATTGATACTCAGCCTGAGAAGGGATTTAAACCAGTAGTTAAGCATAAGAGGATCACCTTCATCAAGGGAATGTCGACTGAGAGTAAGGTTGTTAGGAGAGTTAAGCAAAGAGTTAGGTATTGTAAGAAGATAATGGTGATGCTTGACTCTGATCACTCGACTGAGAATGTACTGGCGGAGTTGAGGATTTACAGTGAGTTTGTGACACCAGGATGTTATTTAATTATCCATGATACTCTTCTTGAAGGTCATCCTTATGTTGACCAGTCTCATGGGAACCCTGGGGAGGCAGTTAAGATATTCTTGAAAGAGAATGATCAATTCCATCCAGACAGGTCAAAGGAGAAATTCTATATGACTTTCATGCCTGGTGGATTCTTGTGGAAGAAAGTAATGAAGGAGGAGAAAGATGGCAAATAATCTTCAAAGAGATCCGATGTTCCTCGATACAGCAGGAGGTCCAGGTTCGACTGGGAGAACCACCAACATCTTTAAGTCTGTTGAGTGGGTTGGCCCGCTTGCAGTAGGGAATCGAGCATACCTCTATGACAACGATAATCAAGTCGTCTGTGACTTCACCTGTGATGTTGCTAAAAGGAATCAGATTAAATACTTTGGTGATAAGGGTCAGGTATTTGAAGGCCCATTCACCCTTTCGATCTTGGATAGTGGATATCTCCTTGTCTCCAGAGTGTAATAGGAGAAGGAATGGAACTTAAACTCAACAGGAAGGAGTTCTACCCTGACCGCTGTATTGGGGGATTCTACATCAATGATCAGTGGTCTTACTACACCCTTGAGGATAAGGATCGTCAGCGACAAGCGGGTGGGATAATCATTCCTTGGTCATCTGATTTAAAGATACCAAAACAAACTGCAATCCCTCGTGGGAGGTATCAGGTTATCATTGATAAAAGTGATCGCTTTCAAAGGATGATGCCTCACATCTTAGATGTTCCTGACTTTGCTGGAATAAGGATTCATATTTTAAATACGCCAGTAGAAACAGAAGGCTGTCCTGGGATTGGTATGCAATATGAGGTTGGTACTCATAATATCGTTAAATCAAAATTAGCCTTTGATGACTTCTTCCCCAAACTTGAGTTAGGACTCTTAGATGGTGATGTTTGGATTGAGGTTAGCTGA